AAATCAGTGCCTCCTATGCTGAATAGGCCAATGTCGCTACCTCCATCCTTAAAACGAATAACGCCACCATCAGCATCAAGAGCAATCTCACCACCGACATCAAAAGTAAGATCACCACCATCAGATATGGTTGAGCCGTCAATTGTGATGTCATCTACAGTAAGAGTTGTTAGTGTGCCTACTGATGTAATATTGGTTTGTGCAGCCGTGGCTAACGGCCCAACTAAACTCGTACCCGTAATCGTCGTGCCAGTTATCGCAGCAGGGGTTGCGCCACCGATCACCGCATTGTCAATTGTGCCTGAGTTAATATCTATCCCAGTAACGGGCGTAGTACCGTCAAGCAGATCATCGACGGCATCCAAGTTAGCATTTATTTTGGTGCCCCATGTATCCTCTGAAGCGCCAACCTCTGGTTTGGTTAAGCTATACGTTGTGGTGGTAGTGTCAGCCATATTTTAATCTCCAAGTTGCAATGCTTTAGGCGCACGCTTCCAATGATGTAGGGGAAAACGAACTGCCTAGCTCGTTGCGCAAATTATCTCACAAAAGATCTGATTTACCAAAATTCTGTGCTACGCCGCCTCTGACCATGTGTCGCTCTCAGCTGCCACGTCAGACCAGGTGTCGCTCTCTGGGGAAACGTCTGACCAGGTGTCGGTCACGTCTGCGATTGGCTCCCACTTTTCTATGCCTAGCGCCGTAATGCTACATGCTGCACTTGTAGAACCACCGCTAGACTGCACGCGGTTCGCTGTTGCAACATTTGTACTAACGCATGGGATTGCCACCGTCACGCTCACCACTGTTGTGGCATTGGCTGTTGTTGTGGCGCTCGGTGTTACTGTGACCGCGCCAAGTCTAATTCTTTCACACGCAGCCGTATTGCTTGCAGACGCGGCAGGGGTGGCGCTTGCCTCTCTGACCCGTTGCGCTGATGCCGTATTGGTAAAACTTGCGGCAGACGTGGCGCTGCTTTCTCGCACACGCTGACCATTGCACGACGTTGACGCTGAAGCTGAAGTTGTCGCTGCCGCTTCTCTGACCCGTTGCCCGGCAGATGTAACGCTAGACAATGCCGCCGGAATAGACGCCGCAAGCCGAACACGCACAACGCCGCTAGCCGTGGTGGTAACGCCAATAACAATGGCCTCACCATCTTTAAATACACCATCCAGACCAAAGGCATTAACACCGTATGTGCCAGTGCCGAACCCAGTTCTGTAGGTGGTGTCAGTCATTAATCGAGCGTTATATCAAGATCACCAGATGGCACGCGGAACACGTCGCCCGTGTCAATCGCCTTGCTTGTGCTCAACGCAGCATACGCAACAAGATCACCGCCAGAAGACGCCGTAAACACACCCACATGGCTTACCGTGCCGTAAGATGCCGTGGCTGTGGGAAACTCTATCGCGGCAGAGTTAGACGCGGTATTGCCCGACACAGTAAAAGCAGCGGATTGCCTTGCGTATGCAGTGCCAGAAGTACTGACCTCAGTGCCGCTTGCATCTTCTGCTGGGTTGCTCGTAAATAAAGCTAAATACCAAGCTGTCGGCCTAGTTACGCTTGTTGCTGTAAACACGTAGTTTAAAACGTGCGTCTCAAATGTATTAGAAAAACTCATAATTAATACGCCTTTATTTTCATGCGACGGCCAGTACCGCCAAACTTGGTTGCCTCGGATTCGCTGTTAATGTCAGCAAGTACTTGCGCGTAAATGGAACCCCAAACGGCGACACGCGCATCGTCCTTTAAATATGGGGCGGAGTGGACCAGGCTGCCGTAAAGGTAAGCATCCGGGAAGTAGGTTAGAATATCATTGGTGGTGTTGCTGTCGCTTAACGACGTAATGCGCTTGTAGTAATACAGCTCGGTGGTGTAGGTCGCGTCCGGCGTCGGGAAAACTTCGATTTCTCCCGCAGTGATTGCGTAAAAACGTGGCTTGCCGACGCTGTCGTTGCTGGCTGCGCGTTGCTTTAACATCTCAGACTTATTTAACAACTCAATTTGAGACATGGAGCCCGACGTGACGTGAAATGTAATTGTCTCGCCAAAGTCGGCGGGTAGGGCGCTGAACTGCGTGTCTATTTGCGCCGTGGCTCGACCCTCGTTGCGCCAGTGCCGCACCCGGCGGTTCATGTCTGCCTCTGCTAAAGTAATAAAATCAGGCGCGACGGTGGTTAAATCGTCCCGGTTAAGAAAGTCAGCGATTGACGCCTTTAGCTCTGCGTATGTTGTTATTGCCATTTAATTACCCACGCTTTCCAAATATCGCTCCAGCTCTTGCATTAACGCGTTTTGAGGTTTGGCGCTGACCGTCGGAGCCATCAAGTCGTCAACGGCAAACATGCCGCGCTCCATCGCCCTGCCAGCCCCGCCAACCATTCTTGGCACGCGCTTCATTGCGTTAAATATTGGTTTTGCAAACGGAGCCATCGTCAGCGCCGCGTCGCCCAAACCCAACGCAGCAAACCCAGCATTTTTAGCCATGCCAGCCGGGTCACCCTCTCGGTAGGCGTCCGGGATATTTTTGGCTGCCTGGTATCCATCTTCCAAACCCATCGCAGTCCCGACGCCCGGCGTGAAGTTTGCCGTGTTGACCGCGTGCCGCGCCATGTTGGGGTTGCCAGTCTTTTTAAACACGTAGTCAAAAATAGACGCGTTCATGCGGTTGTCGGTGTTTCGGTTGTCCATTGCCTTTTGTAGATCTTCCGCGCCGTACACGTAATCTCCGGCGTTGTGGTAAGCCCTCCCGGTGTACGGGTCGTAAGTCAGGCCGCCGTACTGCGTTTTAAACGCCTCGCCGTCGCGGCCAATGGTGGCGTCAAAGTTTTTGCGGATGCTTTTCTCGTTCTGTAATTGCTTTAAGCCAGAAACTTTGTTGCGTATGCGTTCTTCCGGGCTCATCGGTTGGCCTCCAGGTATTTAAGTAAGTCGTTTTCTGTTGGGGCGGCCTGCGCCTGGTTGTTACCGACCAAACCCATGACGCCTAGCGGAGCCGCGACTGGAGCCGCCAGCAAGCCCTTATTCATAATAAAATCAAATAAGACTTGCTCGCGTGTTTGGCCGCGCTTGGCGGCTTGTATGTCAGCCCGGTCGCGTATTGCACCCATGAACGTGGTTTGGCTGGTAGGATCAACGCCAGTCTTACGAGCGGCGCCCATCCAAAGTGCGGCCTGGACTTGCGGACCCGTCAAGCCGAGCTCGTTGCCCAGCTCAAACATAAAATCTTCCATCGCGCCGTATTCGTTGTTGTTGGGCTTTTGGCTCCACACGCCCGGATTATCTGCAATTGCGTCCATAGGCACGACGCCATCCTTGACGGCGGCCTTTGGATTAAAACCAAGTTTGCCATTTTTATTCATTTTAAAATATTTTTTCGACGTTGGGTAAGCCTCCATAATCTTATCCGCAAACTCTTGCCCAACCTCAGTCCCGGCGACGCTCAACCAGTCAGCATCCATTGATGCCATACCGAAATACCGCGTGAAATGCAGATCGGCGGCTATGTTCTTTTCTGAGCCCTTCAGTGATTGACCGAAACCCTTTGGCTTGGGGTTTTCTACCATGGATGAGGAGGAGGGGGCTACGCCTGGCTCTGGCATTGCGTTAAACTTGCCTTGTGTCTGCTTCGCCGCTATCAATTCTTGCAAGCCAGCAGTTTTGTGACCGTATCCTTTTTTTCTGCTTTTCGCTAACTTACGCCCATCGTCAATATTTTCTATATTTTGCAACTCCTCCATGTACGTCCTGTTGCTGCCTGGCACAATTTCATTTTGGTACATGCGTTGACGGACCGCAGACGCGTTGCCAATGTTTGGCGGCACTTTGGATCCGGGAGACGTCGCGCCAACCAGGTCAAGATACTCAGCCCACTGCCGCGTCCCTTCTTCCTCGCCGTGGCCCATGATAAACCAGTCGCGCAGTTCCTCGGTGTTGTACCAATCCTCGCCAACCTCCAGCCCAGCCTCAATGCTTTCAAGCATGTCCTGGCGCATGGGGTTATTTGGGTCGCGCAGCGCAGTCAAAGATTTCTGCAACCGCTCAGGCAATTTGGCTGGGTTGTAACGCATAAACGTAAAATCAGTTCTATTGGGTGCGACGCCGCGATACCGGGGGTCAGACCCGGGCGGCTTCTTTAGCATGTCCAGCAACCCAACTGCGCTGTCTA